AAATCAAGCAACATCTCCTACCGTTTCACCTAATATCAACGTTCCAACAACGGGAAGCCTATTCAAAAAATAGCGGAAAAACTCTATGCAGATAATCTTTTTAAAATATATGAATTAATACTTAATCTTTCTTGCGCTGCATGAGCCACTACTTTGACATACAAATCTGGAGGCATTCTAAGATTAAATTTTCCTGAATGAGGTTTTTCGGGTTCTTTGCCTCTTTCTTTACACCAATCAATGTAATCATCAATTGAATCTTTAAAGGCTTGTTCAATTTCATCGACTGTTGTTCCCTGAAACGTAATCACGGCCTTAAGCGCAGCGACTTCTCCGTGAAAGATCCGTGCTTCGTCGTCATAAACAACGCATCCTGTGTATCCTTTATATTTTAACATGGCTTAACTCCTGCATTTTCTAAAAATTTTCGTACAGAAACTACAGCTCCTTTATCGGTTTCTTTCTGTGGATGAGGTCTATGGAATACAGCTTCTTCATCATTAAGCAATATTCTTACTCTCGAGCCTCTTCCTTCTTCAATTTTCGCTCCAAGAGCAACAAATAAAGATTCTACATCTTTCCAATTGATATTCGTTCTTACTGGCGTACAAAAGATAGCTTCTAGTATGCGTTGATGTTTTCTATTCATATTTTCATGATATCAAAAAATGGGGCCAAAGTCAACGGTGCAGAAATTTTTTAAAGACAAACGCTCTAAAAGTGTCCTATTTCTTTTTAGTTTTAGCGCTCTGGGGTTTACCTGCCTGATTTAACGCAGCAGCAACAGCTTGCTTCTGCGGGTATCCCGCTTCTTTCATTTCTTTAATATTCTTAGAGATTATTTTCTTGCTTTTACCTTTGGATAATGGCATATGTCTTCCTTATGAAAACTTTAATTTTTTTACTGCTTCTTACTTCCGCTCCATGTATTGCTGAGAGCGTCTTTATGGGATTAATTATAAAGCATAATGATTCCACTATTCCAGCGTTTCTGGAAAAAATTAGCGCACTTGACTACGACAAGAAAAAAATTAGCGTACACATCGATGTGCTAAATGATAAAGCGCTTCCTAAATTGTTGAAATGGTGTGACGAAAATCATCGATTATATCAATCAATGAGCTGGAAGAAAAGCTGCGAAACAACAGCTAAGACGAAAGAAGCTTATTTAAGAGCTTCTAAAGACTTTGATTTAGTATTCATTGTTCCTTCAGATGTGTTTTTAAACCGCTTTACTTTAACTCACCTTGCTAATAAACAACTTCCAGTAGTAGCTCCGTTATTGCGTCCTCTACCAAAAGCAGGAGACCCTTACCGCAATTTTTACCTTACCGCAACACAAGAGGGCTATTATGCATCTAATTCTGAAGAAACAGAAATTGCGGACAGAAGAAACATCGGAACTTTTAAAGCCGACTGCGTCCATGGAGCTCACCTAATTAGGACTAAATACTTGGATAAACTCTCATTTTTAGGTAAAGCGCCGTGGAGCTTCATTGATTTTAGTAACACGGCTCGTAAAAATAACGTTGATCAGTACATTTGTAATGAAAGAGAGTTTGGGTTTTTACTACATAACGACATAACAGAAGATGTAGCGTTGCCTTTTCTTTCTGAAAACATCACAAGGGAGAAAGTTCAAAGAACCACATATCGAAGCTGTTTTTAAGCAATATGTAAACCCTGGAGATACTGTTATCGATATTGGCGGTCACATAGGCACCCACTCCATTAACCTCTCTCGGTTAGTGGGAGCAACAGGAACTGTCCATGTGTTTGAGCCACAATCTAAGCTATACACAGAACTCAGCGTAAACACGGCGATTAACTCATGCAACAATGTTAAAGCATATAGATTTGCTCTAGGCCAAGAGGAAAAAACGGTTGAAATTGTACACCCCTGCTCAACTAACGAAGGTATGGCATGTATAGGACAAGGTGGCGAGAAAGTCACGATGAAGCGGCTAGATGATTTTGGCATAAATAACGTTAGCCTAATCAAAATCGATATTGAAGGGCATGAGATTGAAGCGATAAAAGGTGGACTTGAAACGATTAAAAAAAGCAAACCTGTGATAATAGTTGAAGTTTTTCGTGGTCCAGAATGTGATGAACGCCTGATGTATCTTAGATCTCTCGGATATCAAGTTACTCATTTGGAAGACAATGACTACCTATGCCTTCCTCTTTAAGATTAGATGGAAACTTAAGAGGCTCCCGAATTGAGAGCCTCTATCTTACTCTAACTAATCAATTCGAAGCTCACGTTTGAATAAATCCCAAAGCTCTCTCCTTCCGCTCCAACAGTCTTGGTGCTCCCGCTAATCACAGCCACAATAGATGCTGTTTGTCCGGCGGTCATGCTGCATATTTGACTGATACACTTTGAGAACATGTTGTTGCTGTCTCTGCAGACTCCTGGGTTAAAAACATATCTATACGTCACCCAACCGGCGATTAGTCGCACTTCACCGGCTGTATGACCAGCGGCCAAGTTATTGAAGGTAACACAAGCTGTAACCAAATATTTTCCATCGATAGGAACCGTAAACAGGCCTGTAGAGGGATTATAATTTGAGTTTTGATCAAACAGCTCTACATCAAAAATTATTGGGTTAATAAAAGTCCCATCTCCGGTTGCATTAGTCGTGCTTGCGTTAAGATAAGCTGTTACACATGGATTTAGAGGTTGAGTAACTTCCCCTGTCGGCATAACCGCTATAAGCGTTTCATCTCCCCCTCCTGACTCAGGAGTTACACTATCATTTGCCCCTGTTCTTAATTTCCATGGATCATTTGTTGTTCCATTATCGGGGCCTACACAATAAGAGCGAGAGGTTCCAATTGCTGTCCTATAAAACGGGCTTCCAGAAGAGGTCCCTCCTGTTGAAACGTGAGCGATAGCAAATGAGCTGGAGCTAGTGTTGTCTGTATTACTTACAGTCAGTGTTCGTGCCACTCCAGCAGTAGAAGTTGTGAATGTATAGTCATTGGAAAGGCTTGTGCCCCACGTAGGATTCCCCGCACCATTGGAGCTCAAAATGCTATTGTTGGCATTTGCAGTCAAGTCTATCGTGACTGTAGATCCAGAGCCTGATGTCGAAATAGAAGTCCCCCCTAAAACATTCAGATTGTTTGAAGTTGGCACTGCAGTTCCTGTATCCTCTGTAAACTGAAGTGGCACACTAGGCGATAATTGGGCACTTGTTGAACCTGACTGACTCATTTTATACCCCCGAAGAATAAATTGCTTCTATGTAGACGCTCCCTGAGGTGGGAGCTCCAGAAGAATATTTGATGTAGAATTGTGTTCCAATCTGCATTACAAACCAATCGCTATCTTGCACATTTAATGCATTCGTAGCCAAGTCGTATAAAGTGTAACTTCCTGCAGGAACGAAGAAATTGTCATTAGTGCCATCAGCGCTAATGAGCATGTCGGCATCTGTATTGTTTGTGATTTTAAATACTCTCCAATTGCGATCAAGAGCACTTCCTAATGTTGTGTATGAGTTTGTGATCGTACCAAAAGCTTTGCTACGAAGCGTGTCGAAACGAACTATTGCCATGAATCCTCCCTAAGATATCAATCCAAAAGTTTATTTGTTGTTTGCTTTAATCAGCGTCATATATCTCTAATTCGCCCATCATGTCGTCCATGAAATCGTCCACACTCCCCCATTCTTTGCCTATCTGTCTCTCAAGTTGGACAAAATCCTTCTTAAGCAAATTAAAAGCGCCTTCTGCGGTGTGCTTCAAAGTGAGTTTATATATTTGTCTTGTAGCATCTCTCGTAAGCAGTTTTCCTTGTATATGCTTTGCAAGAGGCTTTACTAGCGAGAGTGCCGCGCCTTTAATATTATGTGGAAAGTAAATGAAAGGAGCTATTTGCCCTAAAGATCTGACTTCGTTGGCTACAGATGATCCACGTAGGTCTAAGAATTTAGTCATCTTTTCTTGCGCTTCTTTGCCATACTTAGCTATTTCAATGATCTCTTCAACGGCCTTCTCTCCTAAGTTCCTTCTTAGGTAATTTCCTTGCTTAGAATGAAGAATTCTGTCGAGTTTCTTTGAGCTGTATCCGTCTTGAAAAGCTTTCTCTAATATGCTCTCTGACTGAACAAGCTTAGACTTCTCATGATAGATTTTATTTGCTGCTTTAAATGCATTAGACACATCTGCATTACCGTGCTTAGCCATTGCATCGACTAGCTCATCTTTAAGAAACTCGTAAGTCTTTCTTATCTGTTCCTCTTTCCCAGAAAACTCAGGCTTTTTATAAATCGATTTCATGTCTGAGTTATAATTCATATGTTGATTGATCAATTGCTCTGAAGAAGGATTTGATACTTTCAAAATATCTCTCTCTTCTTCCAATAATTTGATCGTGCTCTTTTGTGCATCGCTTGGAGATGGAGCTAATGCTTTTATACGAGCAATTTCTCTATCAATATTTTCTACAATCGTATCTGTTTTAATGAGATTAGGCTTTGCTTGGGCCATGCGCCTTGTTTCTGCATAAGCATGTTCGCCTAGGGCATCTAAGTTTATACCTTTATCACGAAGCCTACGAATTGGGATTTGGTTCTCAACAATTCGGTTGAGCGCCTCTTTCGTGGAGAGCTTTAATTCTTCTTTCAAATTAGACTCGGCATTTTTAAACAAACGCCCTTTAAGTAAAGGCTCCCTTTCTTTGACCATGAATTCCTTAAAAGGAAGTGCATACTTTTGAGCTGTTTTTTCTAAATCTCTTGCCGATTTAGGCACTACTTTGGCTGTTTTTTCAAAAGCTGCCGGAGACAAACTAACTACATCCCCAATAATTTCAGCTTTTGTCTTTCCAAGTCCGCCCTTCTCTAACGCATGAGTCGTTCCAGCACCAATAGCTCCAGAAGCTAACTTTTTCGCAATGCCTCCAGGAGTCAAAGAGGCAATCTCAGCAAATTGTTTTGTTCCTTTGCCTAAACCAGTTCTCGGCTCAAGAGAAATGCCTGTCAATTCTTCAAAACCTTTCTCCGTCAAGGTCTGATAACCCTTCACCAATCATTCCTAGCTTCAGGACGTCCGCTGGCCAAGTGAAAGCTTTCAGCGCTCCACGACCAGCTTGAGTAAAGACATCACCTGCCGTTTCCCAAAATCCAGGTTTCTTCTCATTCTTCTCCTGCGCATAAGACTCCATATCAATGAAGCTATCTTCAAGATTTTCATCCTTTTCTTTTTCATAAGAAGCCAGATCGATTCCAAAGTCATCATCTTCCATCGTTTTTTCTACCATGAGATGTAACCTCTAGATTTAGCTTCATTTATTTTACTATTTGGAATAGCTTTGAACTTTCCATTCGGAGATTGCATCAAAGTGGTGTCTTTAAATCTAGGGTCATTAGCCATTAGATCCATATAGTTTGCTGCTTGATCGAGGTTGTTGACCTTGTTGATGATTTGTGCTTCTTTTTCCTCCGTATTTCTATCTACGACGTTCTGGACATCAGAATAGCTTGCGTTCCTTCCATAATGCTTCAAACCTCTCTCTAACTCTGTATTATGAGTAATTTGCAAGTCTTCCATTAGCTTCATTTGCTCGATAATCAAACGTCGCCCATCTGCCGTGTTCAATAACGTTGGAAGTCGAGACTTAAATGCTTGAACGTCGAAATTCGTGACTCTAGATCCAAAGTAGTTCTTTGCATCGATCATGAAGTCGTTCATTGTCTTCACAAAATCTTGCGTCTCTTTGTTAACTAGCCCAACCAAAGAAGCAACAGCATATGGCTCCCCCGTCCCTGGGTTAATTACAAGACGCCCCATTCCTTCTGGAAGCTTTCGGCTATTGTTTAGGGTGCTTAATCGGTTATAGCGCAAAAGAGCGTTCGTATGAGACGTGCTCTTTTCTTTAATCTCTCGCAATAGCTTATTGTTGAAAGTCTGGTTCTTATCTCTCCACTTCTCTTGCTCTGCAGCAGTCGTGTTCGCAGGCATAGGAAGCTTAGGCCATTCTTCTTTCTTTGCCTTCGGTGCCTCTGCATTTTTCACTCCCTCAACAATTGCTTCGCCTATAGGAGCGATTGTTTCTTCAACAGAAAGGGGCATTTCTTGGTTTTTAACAACGTTTTGCCCGTTCATTGCGGTTTGCCCTGTCGAATTCGATTCAATTCCAGGAGCGGCCTTTTCTGAAGGAATTTGAGCTTGTTGTCGCATCCCTCTGGCAAGCTCATTTTCAACTCGTTTAGAAATTGCTTGTTTAACCGAGTTGGGCACATAAGGATTAGTAAGTGCCTCAGCCTCTTCTTGATTGTACCCTTGCGCCAAGAAGTTGTTGATTGAGCTTGTTCTATCCTCAGGAGCTTGTTTTCCAAGACCTGCAATTCGGTTTCTTTCTCCGGCAATTTCTTCTTGAGCTTGCGCTTTTCTCTTAAGCTCTTCGAATTGCTCAACACCAAGATAGTTACTTAAGGCTTGTTGCTTCGCTTTAGGAGTGTAAGTCTTTGTGTTAGTGATTGCATTCAACACGTCTCTAGGAGTCGGGTTCGGTCCCAATCCCAAAATGGACTTTTGTAGCGCCCTTTCATCGGTGCGACCCATGTAACCTTCTGCAACGCCACTTCCCATCTTTCGAAAAGCGTCTGCCCAATCGTCTTTTGCTGGAATGAATTGTACCATCTTTTACCCCGCTATTGTTGAACCAAATCCTTGCCCTATTCCTGGGGCGATTCCTTGTAAGAAACCAGGAATTGCGCCAGTCGTTCCTTGCTTATAAACATTTTCAAAGCCTCGTGTACCTAAGACGGAATTGACTCCAGCAAGCCTGTTACTCTGTTGAACGTTCTGGTGATTCTGCTGTGCTTGATACATGAGCTGAGCTAAGCGATCTTGCAAGTCACCCGCTGCTTTCAGTTGAGCGCGCCTCATTCCAGAGCCTAAAACCTGGTTTCCTGCGATAAACTTCTCTTGAATCTGTGGCAATATGTCCTCTTGAAACATTTTAAGCGCAGGCTTAGAAATGTTTTCTTGAAATCCTTGTTGATCAAACTCGCTTTTAAACAAATCGCCAAAAGGGCCTTCTCCGCTAGTTAAACCTTCATTGATCAACTCCATTAACGCTCGTTGCTCTGGAGTTAACGTGTTAATCTGTTTTACCTTGTCTTTCTTACCAAATAGCATTTCTGTTAACTTAGGCATCTCTCACCTCAATTCTTTATAAAATAAATCGTTACATAACCCGAGTAAGTCGAACGGTTTGTTCCTCCGCTTGTCAGCACAATATTGGTGCCGCTTCTTACTATTGAAATCTGATTCGCTGCTACTGCCACATCGATATGAGGCAATAAAAGCGTATTGCTAGTAGATAAAGCTCCGTTGCTAATACAGCACACCATATCGATCACAGTGAAATCGCCAGTAATACCAAGAGGAATCGTGTTCGTCGTGCCTCCGCCTGCCCAAGCCGAAATCGCTATTGTTTTTGTCCAAACCGGCTTATTGTTTACCCATGTGAATGAAGTCATGCGCTCTCTTGTGAAGAAGCTTTCGTCATCGATTGTAGAGTTCACTGTATTAGCCACTAGAATATGTTGCTGCTGCAGTTGATGCTGAAACTGCTCTTGCTGGTCTTCTGGCTTACCTTCATATTTTTGCCAGCTAAAGTTAGGTTGTAGTTTTCCCATTAGCCAATGATCCTTCCAGCTGCTTTAAAGTAAGGCACTATCGCATGAATCTTGATTGGTTGGTTTTCTTCATCAGCTCCAAAGTCATCAGCATTTTGATAGATGCGCATAGTGTGAACTTTACCTGCTGAACCAACGTAGATTCGCTTCCAAACCTTAGACTGAGAGCCTCCGTTTAGTGTGAGAGTGGTTTCTTGATAGTAAGTGTTGAAGTTAGAGTCCATCTCGTTATCTATATAGAATTGAACACGAAATTTTGTCTCAGCATTTGTACTTACGAGCAAATCTACATATCCGAATCTCGCAAGCTCTCCCGCTTCGATGAAGGGGTTAAAATCTTTAGTGATCGCTTCGAAAAGACAAGGAGTGGTAGTGCCATCCATATCCGTGATGCTGTTTCCAAGCCCCAATTTATAAACCTTTCCATTATGATCACCTCCTAAATCTATTAAGGCGCCTTCTGTCTGTGAAAAAGTATCCCAGGTATAAAGAGCTTCTTTCCACTTATCGAAATTGTTTGCCCACACGTCATCAGCTGTGATTCTTCCAAACCCTAAACAGCTAAATGGGAAAGTGTAGACAGCGTAAGTATTATCGATATAGTTGAATGCTAAAACGCTATTAGATGGCTCAACTCCTCCCGTAGAATCATCGTCATAATCTCGATAGCAAAGCCAACCTTCTTTAAAATCATCAAACCTTTCTCCATAACATTGACCAATACTTCCCTGATCAATTGATAGTACTGGCTGCTGCTGGTCAACTCTCAGGTTCAAAGTGAAGTCTGGGATAATCTCATCTACTCGTTTGACGTTCACCCCATCTGATCCAACAATCGCTGGACGCCCAACAGAAGAGAACCAAGAGTCATAGTTGATGGCAGAATAGCTTGCGTCGCACCTCCAAATCACGTTAGTAGGATCCCACCGGAAAGGAGCAAAAGCGTCACCCGTATAACGAAAAACCATCTCCGAGTTAGAGAATCGTACAACCAAATCTGTATTAATTACGCTAAATGTACGTATCACTTCAGAAGTTGGGGCTAAAAGCTGCTCATTATTGGTAAAGCTCAATGGGTTTCCAGCTTCAGACCAGTAAATTCCATTTAAAACAGGAGTGCCGCTTTCAAAGCATGAAATAAGCAAGAGTCTTTCCCTTTGTACTGCTACATGTAAAACTTTGCTGAGATCATATGGTGCTACAGTGTTTGGCTTTGAAGAAAGGTTTGAGTTCAAATACTTCAAACAAGTTCCATCATAGTATCTAGGAGCATCTGCTGAGTTTGTGATAAATGCTTTACCTTGATAGTTGGCGACTGAGAAGAAGTTGGTGAAATCTCCTGTAAAAGTATCCCCATAAACGCAGCCAGAAAAATTCATTTGATTAGCAGCAGGCTGATTTACAGTGAAAACCATGCGCCACTGACCAGTCGCATAATTGATAAAATTTTGTGCCGCAGGGTTTAATGTAGAACCTGAAAGCAAGCCAGCGCCATTGTCAGTAATTGTATCTAATAAAGTCGCAGTTGGGCTAGAGCTGTTGAAGATTTTGAACTCAACTTCCCCAGGCACAAGTGATGTAGATGAAGAGCCAGTAAAAGGGCCTGTTGTATTGTTAAAACCAGTAGCAATATTTAGAGCCTGTATTTCATGGGGGATTTCAGAAATTCCATAATCAGATTGCTGAGCAATCGCCATACTGGAAAGTAGCGTTACAACTTTTCCAACACGCTTTGTATCAAATATCAACACATCTTGTGAGCTGGTAGAACTAATAAATGGTTTTATACCCATTATAGGCTCTAAAGAACCTGGAGCAGAGTCATAAGTCAAGATAACGGTGTTATATTGCGTTCCCCCGACAGTCAAATTTGCAGGCGCAGCGGCTCCAAAAGTGACGCTAACAACTCCTGTCGTATAGTTGACTGTACCAGTTCCTCCATTGGATCCTGTTAAGGAGCCTGTTCCATTATCAGTGAAAGTTTCAACCTGGGTTGCTCCTGCATTAATAGTCGACTGCACAGTGATATTGTTTGTCGTCGGAACAGATATAGTCCCAGTAAAGGTTTTATTTGCCCCGTCAATCACTCCCGTCAAAGCCACTTCTGTGCGATAACTCATAGTTGCAAAATGAAGATATCCAGGAATCTTCTCTACTACACCTCGATATAAATGAGCATTCTTTAGGACCTGAAAAGCATCTCTGGGCAGCAACCATGGCTCAACAGCTTCATCAAACCCTGTTCGAAAATTAGAAATAGCAAATGGAGTATATTCCTTTGACATTAGTTACCTATAGCCGACCAATAAAAGCCTTTATAATTAGATGAATCTGAAAGTGCTCGCCAGTTGAAGGAGGCTTTGGCTGTTGCGTGCTGAACAGATATAGTAGCCCGCGAACTAGGAGTAGCTCCTGATGCAAAACAGGCAGTTGTAGTAACGAAGAAACAATTATTGGGAAATGTAAAAGGAAAGGTTTGAGTTCCAGAAGTTCCATTTAAAGAAGTCGTTACAAAACCCCACTGAAGATAAACGCCACCAGGTAAACAGGTATACCCCGAAGCCGCAACCGATGGATTACGTCCTGTCAAAGCAAATGAACCTAGAGAATTCTGATAAGCTAATATTGGATTCGAACTGCCATCTCGATCTGCATAAAGAACTCCTCGTCCAGCACCAAGCCCAGGCGCTCCAGTGAAATCACTAAACGTAACCCATTGGTGATAGCCGTTTTTAGTGTCTGTGCTATCTCCGCTAGAGTAATGATCAACCTGGGCCCACGTTTGCAAATAGTTGAAATTAGCATTAATGATAGGCTGACTAGCAGCAACTGTTTGGTTCGGCTGCGGGACATTTGATGTGTAAAGAACCATTTTCTACTCCTAAAATGCTGGGACTGAACGTTGATATAAATACATTTCATAAGTGTCTTGCATACAAACGTCTTTATAACGGTTGTATTGAGTCATTATCTGGTCGTACTGATCCATTTGGTTGAAATCCGCAAAGATCTCTAAAGAGGCTCCATAAGCAATCAATGGGCCTAGATCGGAACGGAAAGGAACATCTGTGGTGTTAGTTAAGGAAGGAGGAATCTGTATCCCCTGCATCTTTATGAGGTAGACATCATCCGGTACAGGTCGCAGCACAAAATACTTCTGGTCATTCCTGGCTGATTGAGTAGCACTATCTAAAGGCGCACTCTTAAAGTAAAGAATCGACTGAGGCCTATTAGCCATGTAAGTTTGCGATGTTGCGGAAATGTTCGCATTAGCAGATGGTGCTACCGAAAATGTAATAGACACCGCGCCAGTAGTATAATCAATAGCGCCAGTAGCAGGTGAAAGAAATCCCCCGGCCCCGTCATCCTGGGCCACCTGACTCCCGTCGGTGACATATAAACTCCCTGGTAGTATTGGATAGGCAGAGACATTAAAACTGAA